GTAGGTGGTCACAATCGTATTGATCTTTCCAACTTTAATCACCCAGTGAAATCATTATTTTGGGGATTCAGTGCTTCTAGCGAAAATTTTGCGGATGACCGTTTTACATTTCTCGAAGCCGATTTACAAATCAATGGTACACATTTATTTGAAAAGATGACCCCAGTCTACTTTCACAATGTTCAAAATTATTACAAATCTTCTTATGGACACTCCGACTTTATTCCAGAAACTGAAGTACTTTTCAACACCAGATATTTCGCGTACCACTTTTGCCTAAATGCTTCTGAATATAACCCCTCAGGAACCCTAAACTTTAGTCGCATAGATAATGCTGTACTGTCTCTTAATGGTGTAGAAAAGGGAGTCCTTAGACCAGAGGGACAAGAACTCTTTGTGTATGCTGTGAACTATAATGTGTTGAGAATTCGTAATGGACTTGCTGGAATTTTATTCGGTAACTAATGTATAGATGGGCAGAACAGTACGTTTCGATCAGATTTTCGTCACGAGTCTAGACGCTGCACCACGAGAGACCGACGTTCTAAGTGGTCTCGCCAGTATTGATGCTGGTGAAATTACAGCCGATCAGATTCAAGTTGCAAATCTTACTATTACCAATAAGGTTACTGCGAATGTAGAAAGTACAGAGTTCACCGGTCTTACCAATGTGTTCCGTTTTACGGCGACACAGGTTGGTATAGGCACCGATAATCCAATTAACGAATTTCAATTGGGTTCAGATAGTGTGATTATGAATAGGGGTCTACAAGATTTAGTTACCATTCAGGGTAACACAGTTTCAACAAACTTATTTGCGACCAGTACTCTGAAAACAACAAATAATAAATTTTTCGTGGATGCTAATGCTTCAAATGTTTTGAAGATCACTGGTAATACGTTTTCTACAAATGCGGCTATAGGTACACACCTTTTGGTTGGTAACGAGGCAGCGAATGATGGTTCTAATATAGCCGTGTTTGAAAAGGGTAATGTTGTCGTTAGAGATGGCTTCTTGAGAGTATTTGGTGATGTTGATATCACTGGTAACTTGGCAATCACAGAGATTCCAGATTATACGAGTGTTAATAATTTGGTCGTCTCCAATGCCGTTATACAGATGGCATTCGGTAACAATGGAACATATGATATGGCTTTACTTATGAAAGATGTAGATGAAAAATCTAACATATTTTTTGGGTACACACACACCGGAGATAAGATGAGACTCTCTAGAACATATGGTGGTCCCACGACAGCGACGTTTGATTCCATCTTAGATACTTCTAACACTGTAAATCTTCATGTGTATGGTGACATATATACACAAAACAATGTGGGTATCGCAAATTCTTCACCAACTTTATCACTTTCAGTTGGTTCAAATGTACACATAGATGACACAGCTACTACATCTAGTAATGTATTATACGCAAATGGTTTCGGGTTCTTTGAGGGACTGAGAATTGGTGATAGTGGACTCACAGTTGGTAGCTTGATTACCCTAGACGCCGATGCACCTATACCTATGGTAGTTGGATCCAAAATTCAGGCCCATGGTATCCAGACAACTGGGTCAGATCCTTCGGGTATAGGAAATGTAAATTCACAGCACTTATTGTCTATCGCAGATAAGGTCTTTATAAACGCAGACGCTGCGAATGTTATTACTGTGATTGGTAACACCGCAACTGGGCGTCTTATTACAGAATCTATCCGTGTACAGGATTTCATTGAGGTTGAGGGTGAATCTGGCATTTCATCCGCCGCGAACGTCCTTATTCATGGTGATATATCAGGTGGTGACTCTACTTCAAATACTGTGAGTATTAGATGTGGTCCAAAGAATTCCGATGGAACTCTTGGATCTAATACAAGTGCTATAGAAATCAAGGGTGCTAAAACATCTTCCGAATTCCAAACAGTTCTATTTAAAACCAAAAATACTGAGCGAATGCGTGTAGCATCTAATGGTTACGTTGGCATTTCAAATACCTTACCCAGTGAAATGCTGACCATAGGTGGTAACCTTAAACTCAACGAAAGTAATACAGCCATTTTTGGTAACGATGGCAATTATCTAAAAGTTTCAACTGATACGACAAATACTCAAACAAAGATTCAAAATCGTGTTGGAACTGGTAAAGGTCTAAACTTTTATGCAAGTACCACTGACACCATGGGTAACCCCAAAATGACTATTCTCGAAAATTCGAATGTGGGTGTGGGTACTGCAACACCCCAAGGTCTTTTACACACTTCCGGTGGTACCGTATTTATCAATAATCAAGTTGTAAATAGAGGAGGTGTAAGTCACTTAGGGGCTCCAATGGTTGTAACAAATACAGCTCAAATTACAAATACTTCAGACTTCCAAGATGTTCTTCAGCTCGCTCGTGAGGGTGGTGTGAGTGGACAACATGGTGTTAGGGGTACTTTCCAAATGGGTAAGCACGGAACAGGTTCCGGGACTTCGCGGTCTCAGTTGAACCTTGCTCTAGCGAGTGATGACTATTCCACACAAGATCATGTGATGACTTGGCGAAGTAATAAACGAGTTGGTATAGGAACGACTTCACCCGCATCTCACCTTGAAATAATTACAACTGGTATAGGGAACTCTATAACAAATGGTTTACTTGTTCATAGTGAAAAGATTAACGATGCAGCAGATGACGCCATTGTAGCTGTGCGCACGGATACTACAAGTTCAAATGCTTTCGTGGCGTTTGTTCAAGCTGATGGTGCGGCAGGTGATACTTCGGGTTATTCCCTAGGTATCACAGGGTCAACGGGTGACTTCAGACTTACGAAGAATGCCTATACCATTAATGATTCTACAACGTCTAGAATCTTTGTTGATGGTACTTCAGGAAATATCGGCCTAGGAACAGATGTTCCTCGTCACAAGCTTGAAGTAAATGGTAATGTAGTGATCGGTAACGAACTCTACTTTGGTGGTTTGAGTTCCGATGAATTTGGTAACACTTTTATCAAGGAACGATTATTGAGTACGGATATTTCGGAACTCCTCATATTCAAGGGTAATGAAGGTCCAGGTGTACAGGGTCCAGATCAAATTAGGTATATCGCATCGCAACATGTGTTCCAATCGTATAGTGACGCAACCCTTAGTGCAGCTGAAATAGAAGCAATTGAACAGGATACAGGTGCTTCAGTTGCATCTACAGCTCTTTTCATCACAACACAAGGACAAGTTCTTGTAGGAACCACGAACGCGAGTGATATCAATAAAACCGCTTCTACGAAACTATTTGTAAACGGTGGTGTAGAATTCGCGCAGGGTCAGTCTATTAACTTTGCGGCTGCGGGAGATGGTTCTAAGGCTTTAGATGTATTTGCTTTGAGTGATGGTGGTCGTTTTGAAACAACTGGAGCCATTGACATTAGATTCCAGAATAAAGCAACCGTTAATACTCCCGCGAATCAAGCAGTTGAAGCCGTTCGAATCAAGAATACTGGTTTAGTTGGATTTTCCACGGGGTCACCTGATACCAACGTTCATATATATTCGGGTATGACTACTGATGTGGATGTTTTGAAACTGGAGAGTCCAGCAAACTCTGGTACAAAGAAGACTGGTATAATATTGAGGACAGATGATAACTACGGTGGATATGTAAGAGGATTCAGTGATTCCACCCATTCCGTACATGGTACTGTCATTGGAGCAACCAATAACGGAACGGATGGTGACGGTATTCACGTAATACACACGTCAAATGTTGGGATAGGTACAGTAAATCCAAGTGAACACTTTACTGTTTACAATGGTGTATCCCGCATGGAACACGGAACGAGTAATGCTATGATGCAGTTTGCTACTACAACACCTGGTAATGAATTGGCAGTTTCTAACATATATGGTGATGTTTCGGGTAATGTATATGTGGACCCATACTCGAATGAGATGATTATCAATAGTAATCTTGAGGTCACTGGTGATCTGAACATTGACGGTAAGATTGATCTTGGTAATCAGGTAGCGATTGGTTTAGGTGGTGTGGCTGCCACAACGGATTTACAAATTGGTGGTGGTCTCATTACAGGATCAAGTAATGTTGCGTGTAAGAGATATTCGCAGACATTTGAACTTGGTGCTATTAAAGCAAAAATGGTTCGCCTACTATTCGACCACAGTTCCTTCTATGCAAAGATTGTGTGTATGTTAAGAAAGCGGGACAACAAAAATGTGGCTGGTGATACTGTCGTCACCGGTGAACCGACAAATAGAGATCAAAGTATAATGGTTCTGGAAGTTCAAGGTGGTACACATGATGGAAGTACATCCGCAGCAGATGAACTCATTACTGTGGGTACAAAGAATCTATTTGGTGGTGACTCAGATTATCCTTGGAATCCTAGCATCGTTGTTGGTAAAAAGGGTATTATTATCAAACCAGCTAACACAAACTCGGGTAGAGAATATTCCTATGACATTCATGTTGAACTAATGACTTCTCGTGGTGGAAAACTCAAAACAATGCGAAACAATATCACCGATGCGGCTGTAGATTCTGATACTGGTGAATTGATCCAGACATTTGACTATTAAATTTACTACGAGGGAGAACCCCGCGGTAAAAGAAACAATTACGCCCTGATGGCGTCGGATATAGCTAAGGCGATAACTCCGGCAATGAAAGCTATCACGATGTAATTC